AGAATTTGGATTTTGCAAAAAACTACTTTTTCTTTTTTCAAAATATTTCAGACTTTTTTTTTCAAGAAATTATTTAGAGAAATTCGCAAGATTGGACATAAAAGTGACATTAATGTCACTTTTTTGTCCAAAAATGCCAAATTGAAAAAAGGAAAACCTGGATTTGAAAAGTCCACAGAATTTGGATTTTTCAAAAAACTACTTTTTCTTTTTTCAAAATATTTCGGACTTTTTATTTCAAGAAAATATTTAGAAAAATTCGCAAGATTGGACATAAAAGTGACATTAATGTCACTTTTATGTCCAAAAATGCCAAATATAATATTTTTACTATATATAATGGAAAATTATAAACTGACATGTGAAAAATGCAATTTTTTTACAAATAATAAATTTAATTATAATATGCATATTAAAAGTAACAAACATATTACAAATAACAATAACAATAACAATAATATGTATTCTAATGTATGCAATGACTGTAATAAAAAATATAAAACACAATCTGGACTTTATAAGCATAAAAAAAAATGCACAGTGAATCAATGTAAGGATTTACATGACATCCAAGACCTAAAAGAAACCATCACTGAACTGAAAACCATGATTATAGACCTCAAAGAACACCAGCAACCCATAACCAACACCACAACAATCACCAACAATAATAACAACAACAGCAGCAATAATTTCAATGTCAATTTATTCCTGAATGAGAACTGTACAGGTGCAAAGAATTTCATAGATATGATAAATGGTATTCAATTGGACACTGAATATCACGAATATATTTCAAGCGCGGATTATGTGGACTCCATCGTGAGGTTAATCAAAAACGAATTAGATAAACTACCGATTGTTGAACGACCAATCCACTGTATAAAAAACGAAGACGAGAACCAACAAATACTTCATATAAGACACAACAATACATGGAATAAAGAAACGGAGCTAGAATGGACACAGCAAATACACAATTATTATATAGACGACGAAGATGAACCTACAGACGAGAACAAAAAGATCATTTTTTATGCAATAAAACAGATGGAAGACAATATAATAGAACAAATACACAAACTGTATGAACATACAGGTAAACTTGCTTCAACAAAGAGAGAATATAAATGCGAAATGAATTATGTGCCGAATAAAATGCGTATAATAAAGTGTTTAATAGAACATGTGAATTTGGAACGAGACGAAATCCTGCGTATGATAGATGAAGCATATAATCAAATGAATCCAATGACGAATCAAGTCATTATTTCATAAATAAAATAAATATTTGCATAATATATTAGATGTCTGATATACAAACGCAAAAAGACGTAAAAGGATTAAACCCAGTGGTAGGTGATGAAAAAAGCAAAATAGAGAAGCACATGAATCCAGTTCAGTACTACGTAAAATTTTCATTTAGTATAACATATATATTTCTTTTAACGACTGCAACCATTACATTTATTGAAGCCATGAGAACACAAACGCCCATGGTACGTCATGTTCTCAATTTAGAAACCGCTATTTCCGTGATTGCGGGATATTTTTATTCGACTTTTTTAGAAAAGATTAGCGCATATGAAAAAGATGACAAGATGGTTGATTGGGCAGATATGACTGCAACAAGATATATTGACTGGTCGATGACAACGCCACTAATGTTATTAGTATTATGTCTAGCTTTAGCACAAAATATAGGAAAATCGGTTACACTTAAAGTGATTATGGGGGTTATTGTTCTCAACTATATCATGTTGTATTTGGGTCATCTAGGTGAAACGAAACAAATGGACCGAATGAGCGCAATGATATTCGGATTTGTGGCCTTCTTTGGAATGTTTTATTTGATTTATACGAATTATGTTGCGCCCAAATATGTGAAATCGAATTATATATTGTATGGTTTTTTCTTTGTTGTATGGGCGTTGTATGGAGTAGTGTATATGTTGAATGAAGAGTATAAGAATATAGCGATGAATGTATTGGATTGTATCGCCAAATGTTTTGTAGGACTTGGATTATGGGCATATTTTAGTAAAATTGTCGTATTATAAAAATTCATATGTGTATATAATCATATATGAATGGGTACTGTGAGGATAATTATATATCAAAATATATAATTTATATATATAAATGAGTGTGACTACTGGTATATACACTCCATCATGGACGGCGGGGCCTACACCCCCACAATATGGTGGATGGAGAGGTTCATCTATGTCAAGAACCGGACAATATATGATAGCATGTTGTTATTATGGATATTTATATACGTCATCTGATTATGGTATGAATTGGAAGGCAAACTCAACCGATGTAAGGCGCCTTTGGTATCGTGCCGCATCATCAAGTACAGGTCAATATGCTGTAGCAATTGAGTATAGAGGTGTGTATACAACAGATGATTATGGAAATACATGGACAAATCGTATTTCGGAAATAGTAAATTTGTTTCTTGGTGTAGATGTATCAGAAACCGGTCAATATGCGGTAACATGTATGAATAATAATTTTATATATACGTCATCAGATTATGGTATAAATTGGAAAGCACGTCTAACCGACGCATCACGCACATGGGGGGTTGTTGCGTCATCAGCCAATGGACAATATTTAGTTGCCAGAGACACTCAAGGACAAATATTTACATCATCAAATTATGGTGTAAATTGGAGTTCTAAAGGTTTTCCTGTGGGGTCGGGAGATCCATACATAGCTTCATCAAGTAGCGGACAATATTTAGTAACATGTGGGTTTGGCAACAATATATGTACATCAATTGATTATGGTGTAACTTGGATAAATCGAGGACAAATTGGTAGTAATTACTGGAGTGATATAGCATCATCTGATGATGGAAAAATATTAACTGCTGTATCTGATTATGTATATAAATCAATTGATTATGGTGTAACTTGGTTTATTGATTATAGCCAAAGTGAAGCATGGAAAGGTGTATCAATGTCAGGTGATGGTTCAGTGATACTAGCATGCACCAATGCTAGTTATCTATGGATAAAATATTTTAAAGTAGATATAGGAACCCTTTTCCAACCATATACATCAGGAACGCAAAACACTATTGGTATATATTTATATAATTTAAATCCAGAAATGACATGGACGACAAGAACATCAGCAGGTGTGAAATCATGGAATAACATTGCGTCATCAAGTGACGGAACTAAATTGGCAGTTGGCGTATATAGTGGTGGATACATATACACATCGACAAATTCAGGCGTAACATGGTTGGAAAGAACGTCTTCGGGCGGTAGTAATTGGTTATGGGGTGAATCGTCAGATGATGGAACTAAATTATTATTTACTTCAGATTCTGGAATTATATCTACATCAACTGATTCAGGAGCAACATGGAAACAATCAACATCATTAGTACCAGGGTGTCGGTCACTTGCTGCGTCATCGTCAGACGGAACAAAATATGCGGTCTGCTTATATAGTACCACACTTGGATATATTTATACATCAACTGATTCAGGAGCAACTTGGACCAAACGAATGACAGATATAGCTCGTTCATGGTATTGTATAGCATCATCAAGTGATGGATCAAAATTAGTAGCTGGTGTAATGTCTGGAGGATATATATATACATCAACAGATTCAGGGGTAAACTGGACAGTTCGAGCGAGTAATGCGCAACGTAGTTGGCGTCTTATTGCGTCATCTAGTAATGGAAATAAATTAGTAGCATGCGAAGATTATGGAACTATATGGACATCATCGGATTCAGGAGTAAATTGGATATCGCGAACACAAGCTAGTAATCAATTTTGGAATGCGTTAGCATCATCTAGTGATGGAAATATATTGGTTGCTAGTGGCGGTTATATATATACATCACTTGATTCAGGTGTGACATGGACATTTACTACAACGCTTGGTAGTGTGTCTCGATATACTTTAAGATTATCGAGTGATGGAAGTAAATGCGTAACCGATGTATTTAATTCATATATATATACTGCGGTTCGTAACCCCCCGCAAATAGTAGATATAGGAACATTGTTTCAACCATATTCGTCCGGAACGCAAAATACAACAGGTATATATAAAGGATTATATAATCCATCAATGATATGGACGACAAGAACATTTCCTGGCAAGCAGTTTTTTAATGGCTGTATGTCAAGTGATGGAACAAAAATGGCATTTGGCGCATATAATGGTTATATATGGACATCAACAGATTCAGGAGCAAACTGGAGCGAAAGAACGTCTTCTGGTAGTGGCCAGTGGTATACTGCTGCGTCATCTGATGATGGAACAAAAATAGTATTTACGTCAGATAGTAGAATTATATCTATATCAACAGATTCAGGAGTCACATGGAAACAATCTACATCATTAGTACCTACTGCTCGTTCATCGTGTACATCATCATCAGATGGAACAAAATTGGCAGTCACTATAGATAGAACAAGTATGGGAGGTATATATACATCAACTGATTCAGGCGCAACTTGGACTAGACGACTGTCAGATATTACTGTTCAATGGTATCGTATAGATTCATCAACCGATGGAACAATATTAGGAGCTGTTTCATTCTATGGATCTAATAATGGATATATATGGACATCAACTGATTCAGGAGCAAACTGGACAATACGAACGAGTGATACTTATCGTAATTGGTATGGAATCACGTTATCTGGTGATGGAAAAAAGATGGCTGCTTGTCAAGAGTATGGAACTGTATGGACATCATCAGATTCAGGAGTAAACTGGATACAGCGAACAGGTACTGGTTACAAGTGGATGGGTGCTATAACATCATCACGTGATGGAAATATAATAGTAGCCACTGAACTTAATAATAATATAATTACATCGACTGATTCCGGAAATACATGGAGTTTAGAAGTGCCATTCACAAGTGCTAATCGATACTATATAAGATTAACGTCTGATGGAAGTAAAGCAATTACAACTGGATATGATACAGCAGGAAAAATATTTATTGCGGTTCGTAAACCGCAAATAGATATAGGAACATTTTTTCAACCAGCAGTTCAACTAACATTTACAGCCACTGGAACATATACTGCAACAACGCTAAATGGCATAAATATTATCAAATTTACATCAGGTTCAGGATCTATTACATTTTCAGGTTCTACAGCAATAAAATATTTAGTAGTTGCAGGAGGAGGTGGTGGTGGTACTGGGTTAGGTGCTGGAGGTGGTGCGGGTGGATTATTATATAGCTCCGGATACACTGTAACTGGAAACGTCGCATATACAGTTACAGTAGGAAATGGCGGAAATGGAGCACCAAATACTGCTACAGTTGGATCAAATGGTTCAAATAGTGTTTTTGGATCATTTACCGCGATCGGTGGCGGTGGTGGAACAGGACAAAGTGTAGGATATCCTGCAAACATTGCATCTAGTTCAGGAGGTTCAGGTGGTGGTGGTTGTAGATATACCCAAGGAGCTGCAGGAACCGCAGGTCAAGGAAATAGTGGTGGTTCATATTCATCAGACAATAGTACATATTATAATGCTGGTGGTGGTGGTGGCGCGGGAACAATTGGAGGTACAGCAACGTCTACACAAGGCGGTAATGGTGGTATAGGTTTACAATATGATATTACAGGGTCTAATGTATATTACGCAGGAGGAGGAGGAGGTGCTGCCGAAACCTATACATCAAGAACTATCGTAGCTTCATTGGGCGGTTCTGGTGGTGGTGGTAATGGATATTATTATAGAGATAATGGTGGAAGTACATCATATACTGCTGCAACATCCGGGTTACCAAATACTGGAGGTGGTGGTGGTGGTTCCGGTTGGATTGGGGGGAGCACTTACTTAACTGGAGGAATTGGTGGGTCAGGTGTAGTTATTATATCTTTTTAAACAAAAAAATCCTCACAATAACCATAAATTAGAAAAAATAATCAATCCTGCGCCAATCACTTGTTTAAAATCAATCGATTCGCCATTAATAAAAACACCATAAATAAATGACATGACAATACCAAAATAAGACAAAGGAGCATATACCATAGTATCCAACCGAGACACTGCATAAAAACGCAATAAATAACCAACTAATCCAATCAAAGAATTAATACCTAATGACATCGAAAGACGTCCATTCAATTTCATTACCCGAATATCATCAAGCATATACCAAGACAACAATATTGCGCCCAAGAAATAAGAGATAAAAATATGATTCCAATTATTCAGGGTTTTGATATCTCTCACTAAAAAATAAATGACTGCCTCTGTAAACGCAGCAAGAGCAATCATAATGACCCCTTCGATCGTTGACAAATCGCTTTTATTCTTCGACCCGCCAAGTTTGTCGAATGACCCGCCAAGTTTGTCAAATGACCCGCTGCGCTTGTCCAATGACCCGCCAAGTTTGTCCAATGACCCACCAAGTTTGTCGAATGACCCGCTGCGCTTGTCCAATGACCCAGTACCCTTGTCCATATCATAAAAATGCGTCTCTTTAGAAGCCAGTAAATATACTCCTAATACAGCCAGCAACATAATTCCTTGAATTTTATGACCAGACATCAACAATATCATAATCGGATATAAATAAAAAATGGAATAAGCAACTCCGCTTTCTAACAATTCAAACCCTCTATACGAAAAATATATATGAAGAACCGTCACAAGCGACAACGCAATGCCATTATAGGTAAAAAGCGTTTTAAACACAAACGAATAATCAATAAATATACCCGAAATAACAGCATAAGAAAAACACCGACTCCATGTTTGTAAAGACAATGGCAATCCAATATTTTTCACAAAAATCGGGTATAAACTCAGTAGCGATTCAGAAGCAAGTTTACTTAGTATTTCAATAATCATATATATATTATACATATAAACTTTGTGATGTGGCAACATATTTCAAAATCATCGAATCCACCATTTTCAACTTGTGTAATAATTCTACATATCTTGCGCCCCCAATTTCGCAAATACCTATAAACTCTTTTGTAATAACGGAAATCTTCAAAATCGCTTTCGTAAAATCGCCGATAGATATTCCACGTTCCATAATAACCGTCTGAATAAACACTTTACATGCGGCTTCTGTATCACAATCAATCCAGCCAGGCACTTCTTTAACAAGGTCATATATACATACTTTGTCATAGTCGATTCCTGTCGTTAAATCAAGAGCATGTTCTCTCCTTGAATAATCCAGCGCTAATTCGCCAATATATGTATGTCTCGGTTCGCTACTATTCAGCCGTTTAAAATCTTCAGGCACATTTATACCAGCAAACAATGAAAAAAGCGTAATCATTTCTTTTACGGAAAACCCATCGAACAAGTTCCATTTCATTAACATATTTGCAGCAATTAATGGGTGTATTTCATTTATATTAGACGCTATTTGACCAGTCACCGTTAGCTGATATACCCCCTCAGTTTCAATAATGAAACCGTCTTGTAATAATATCTGACATACCTTGTCAATATGAATTTTCGAATAATTTTCTAAATAGTTCAATTCGCACGATTCCGCCGCCATTTTATTTTTTAGAGTATCGTGTTCTTTTAACCGCCCGACATCTTCGATTAACCATTTATAATTGTCTTTATAGTTTGCCATTTTCCTCTCCATTTCCTTCTTCTTTTTTGAAGAATACATTGTCAAACACGATTCAATCTCTATGTATTCTTTACATACCTCAACTGGTGTTCTCAATAAACTCAATAAATCCGTTTTTTTTTCATAAGACTTATGAAGATTATCTACGTCGGATTTCGTCATCGAGATAGATGTTTCTAATTCTTTTCTCATCATGGAACGGTCGACAAATTCATGGAATCCGTTCGTTTTACCATTCTTCAATAGATTTAATACAATAGAATACGAAATCCTGAATTTCGAAACCAGCTTTTGCGGTTTTCCGCAAAGAATCTGTCTATATGATTGTATATCGGGTATTTCAAATAAATTATTACAATGAACGACATGACCAACCGTATCAATTCCTCGTCTGCCTGCTCGACCAGCCATTTGAGTGTATTCGTGTGACATTAGAGCCCGCATACTGGAACCGTCGAATTTACTCAATGCAGAAAAAACAGCGGTTTTAATAGGGCAATCAAGACCAATTGCGAAGGATTCGGTTGCAAACAATACCTTGATATATTTCTTGGATATCATGAGCTCGACAATCTCTCGTAACACAGGTATCATACCTGAATGATGGATGCCGATACCTTTTTCTAATAGCGCAACTAACTGGTTATATTCGGGCAATTCCAGATATTCTTTGAAATTCGGAAACTTGCGAATGATTTGTTCGCATTCGCGACGTATAGTATAAGGCAACTTACTATCATCTTCGAACAAATTGGTAGTCACTTCTTGCGCACATATTTCGACGTTTTTTCTAGAAAAAACGAAGACTATACATGGTAACATATCATTGTTTCTTAAATATAATAGCAGTTGATTTAATACATATTTGCGTTTTATAAAAACACGGTGTTTATCAAATAGTCCTCTCATTTTGTTGAGCTCATGATATCCATTGTCGTTGAATTTACCTTTTGGATCACGCAACAAAATCAATTTATCGGACGAATCTCGGATTTGCTTTTGTATAACCTTGTCTTTGATTATTTTGAAAGGGGCTTCCGTCGTAGTGAAAAACCCGTAATGAGTTAATGGCACAACGCGATGTTCAGTAGATGCCAAATAGACGGATTTCGGCTTTTTACTAGAATCAGCATCAGAAGAATCAGATGAAGTCGAACCATTTGAAATACCCCGTTTCTCAATCCATTCGGCGAATCCTGCAGGATTATCGATAGTCGCCGACAGAAGAACCATCTGTATATGTTGGGGTAACATCAAAATCGTTTGTTCCCATACATGCCCTCGTTCTTTATCGTTTATATAATGTACCTCATCAAACACAACGCATCCTAATTCTTTTTGAATATCTATTTGAAATTGAAGCGTGGACTCACTTGCAGAACCCAGTGAAAACAAGTAATTCATTAAAATCTCGGTGGTCATAATTAACACGTCTGCGTCAGGATTCGTTTTAATATCACCCGTCATTAGACCGAATGATATTCCGGGGTATTTCAAAGTAAATTCGTAAAATTTCTGATTGGACAACGCTTTAATCGGTGACGTATAAATCACTTTTTTACCGATAGAAGTGAAATGCCGGATCGCAAATTCGGCGGGCAACGTTTTACCCGAACCAGTATGCGCAGTAACCAATACATGATTGCCTTCAACAATTGCCTGTATAGCGTATTTTTGAAAATCACTTAATTTGTATGGAAATAATTCAAAATAGGATGAATAGTTTGAATCATTATACGTTTCATTACAGAGAATTACCATTGGCTCTATAAATAGATAAGATTATATTTATATTGTTTTTTTTATACATTACATCATTCAATCACTATCATCTTCTTTTTTACACCAACTAACATATTTCATATTTTGTTTATAATTGATTCCTTGATATATTTTTCTAAAATCGTCTGCATGAGTATTACATATACATATTTCTTCTTTTGTATCACACAGATAATCAGTTGATCGATAAATATGCTTATATTTATTATTCAAATAATATTCCAACATATTATTTATAACTTGCTCTTTTTCTGGCGATTTTTTGAAATAATCATCATTGAACATTTTGGAATGTACTTCAACCGCGTCTAACCAATTTATATCAATCACTTTATAGTTTTTTCTGATATGTTGTATTTGAGAGTCATCTAATGTTGTATAATCACTAATATTATAGTGTTTGTTTTTACTATTTGTATTACTATTTGTATTACTATTTGTATTACTATTTGTATTACTATTTCCCATTATAAAATTATATAAAATTATATTTATATAATTTTATATAATCAAAATATTTAACGTCCATACTTTGCGGTAAAACGCCTGCGCGATTTTTCACTTTTGTTTTTCTTGTAGCAACGACCATTTGAACATCTTCGAGAACCCTTTTTACAATTTATACTATGTTTGATACCTTTTTTTGTAGTACAGTTTTTATTGATAGAACAACGTCTCTTTCCGGATTTACAATATGGAGCAGATGACATTATATACATTACGGAGAAAATATATTGTCTAAATTCTTCAAAAGATTCATTTTTGGCCGGATGTCTTCTTGAACGATCGTCTTTTTATATTGTGTAGGATTTAATATAATATCTGAAAGAAGGCGCATATCTTTTTCTAAATGACCAGAGAGAGCAATAGTTATATTCGGAAACACAGATTCAATGTCGGTGGCCCCCCAATAAATAGGCGTTGTCCCCCATAAAATCGAGTTTGTATATTTTTCGCTGGTATAACTTTGCGTTTGGAAGTTCTCAATACAAATATGAAAATGATAAGATTCATAAACCTCATCATCTGTAAATTCGCCTTTCAAACGACTATCGCAAGAATAGTATCTACAACCGCGGCCATAAATATCAATATTCAGATTGGATTGTAGAATCGCTGTTACTAAAGAATGTCGATATTTGTGTCCAGGAGCAGACATTTTTTCACTTACCATAATCGACATTGGTCGCGTTTTTACTGGAATTGTTCTAGGTGGTGTAATATGCCACATAAATGAATATCGTGATATAAATGGTGATGGTAATCCATCGATAGAGCCAATAAAATACTTGGATAGCCTATAATTTGCGTATTTTATAAAGTTATCAAATCCAGAGACTCTTTTTAAAAACTCGGGTGGTTCAAATGCTAATCCAACAACCTTTTCTTTTGTAACATTTACATTCCAATTCTCAAAAGGCATTGCGGTATTCATAATAATCGCATGCGTATAGTCATCACCGGTGGTTATATATATTTCTTTATCGGGTCCGTAATTATCCATTAAATCTACTTCACAAAGACGCTCATATACGTTTTTACAATTTTCAGAATCGCAAAAACTCGAGAAAAATCGAATGCGGTATTTAGACATATATATATAGTTTATTTGAAAAATCTTTATATGATTATCTTACATATATTTTTGTAATAATTCTGGTACTCGGTTTCCGTTGCCTTTTGAATTGAACGCGGAAGATTCGTGAATTCGATGTTTTACTAATATTTGTGAACAATTATAAAACCGGTGATTTGTTGTACGTAGCCGTAACCACATATCATAATCTTCGAGATCCAATGATCCGTCCCAAAAACAATGCTCTTTTTTGATAATTGCACTGCTATTGATGATATGATTGAATTCAAAAAAGTTGTGCTGAGATATATCTCCAGTAGGAATATTAGGAACTATACCATTTAATCGTGTATTTTCACCAAAATATATACATCGCGACCCGACAACATCGTAACCGCCTTTGCTTTCGCCTTTGCCTAATACAAATGGAATTTGGATTTCTAATTTACTTGAATGCCAAATATCATCTACATCTAAAAGAGCAATATGATTATATTTTGCGTATTTCACCATTTCATTCAATGCTTCCGATTTTCCAGATAAAAAATATAAATCGAGAACACTGATCCGCGTATTAAGCGATTGATATGTACTTGCGATTTGATATACCATCGAGTTTTCAGGATGTCCATTGACACCAATAATTAGTTCCCATTCACCATATGTTTGTCCAATAATAGATTCTACCGAATCATGAATAAACTCAATTCCATTGTAGATAGGCATTAAAATAGTAATCATCAAATCAATTATATATAAACAAATCAAAAACTCTTTATATAATTATAATAGCAATCGTTGAAACAAGAACCAACGGTCATATTTGTTCTCCGGTTCATTATGAATTGAGAACATTGACATATTTGAAAAAATACAGTCTGTAATAATCGTTTGGTCGTCTTTGACCAAATATTTATGGTCAAAATATTTTTTAAGAGTTGTGTCATATGTATTTCTCCACCATTCAATCATAGACATGTGTATAATGAAAAACCCGCCACCGATAGTATTTAAATCTGGTGGCAATGGTTGAATAGGTAGTCCGGTTTCGTTTTTATTATTTACTAATCTGAAAATATAGTTTACATAATTTGAATCGTTATTTACACAACCATAATGTATTTTTGTAGTCGCCAACGCATTTAGCCTTTCATTACTAGGCCACATTTTTAAATCGGCAATCGTCATATCATATTCTCTTCCTCGAAAATAGCCTATATCACACCATCCATGTAGTATATTGCTCGATTCTAATTCGCAGTCAGTTGTAAAATATCCTTCTTTAATGGTTTGTTCTACAAAATGAATTTTTTCTGACCATAACATATTAACTCTCCAATCGACACGCGTGTTTAACGAATGATTTATATTATGATTCTCTATCCATTGTTCTCGATATTGATAATTATAAAATGTTTCAACGGGTTTTATAATAATTTTTATTCGCGGATTGGATTCGTATGGTGTTACAAAAGACACACTGGATTCATCAGTATAAATCACCAAATAATAATTATTTACATTGGACAACATATTATGTATCCATTGTTGAAATACAGATGGATCAAATTTGGCTTTAAATAAATACCAACAGGTAGAGAATATGATGGGCATATAATTATCATTATAAAAACCGTTTATATATTTTATGAACGAATAAAATATATCATCATTGTATAATATGAATCTTTCTGAATCCAATAAAATACAGGGTCTTCTTCCTGAAACTCCAGGAATATTATATGGACAGAATGAGCGAGTAGATGAATTGAATGATCGTATTTTAGGACGTTTTTATCCTGATATGCAACTACAACCAAATATAGATGTTCGGCCTGTTCCAACAAAATATTCGCATTTTCCTGTCATAGATAGAATTGCTCTTCCAAAAGTGGCTATTCCTGTTGCGCCTTATTATTCCGTCGAAACAAATTTCACACCGTCAAATAGTCGAGGTCCAGTCGATGGATATTTTTCGAATGTCAATGTAGAATCTTCTTTACGAAATCAGTATTTTGCTCTTCAGAGAGGGGCTCCGCAAACCGCATATATTCCTTCTTCACAAAGTGATCTGTACAAGGTTCAAATATCGAATACTACAAGACAAGAAGAGCAACCATATCCTGGACTATTTAATAGTTATCAACCAGCATCGACATCAACAACTTCGTCGCAACTCGATCCAAAAATAGGAGCAGACCGATTCTTTAACAATACAAGAGTCCAATTGAGGGGTGGGGTCTCACAGCCAATATAAAATATAAAATATAATATCATTCTATTGTAAATATATATGAAATACAATACATTTTTACTTGAAATACTGTTAATATTAGCATTGCTTATTTTAATTATCATGTTTTATAAATCCTATTTCAAAAAGCAAATAGGGCATGAAGGTTTTCAACAACAAGAAAAGTTTATATTAAAAGAGAACGGCGAAACATATGACGATTTTTATGGAGAAGTCTATGATGAGTTGATGTTGCCAGAACAACGTGTAAAATATGAAATGGATACAATATTGAAAACGATACAGCCAGATATAAGAAATTCATGTATGTTGGATATAGGGTCAGGAACGGGCGTTTTAGTCAATTATTTGAAGAACGAAGGGTATGTTGCATATGGGGTTGACAAATCGAAGGCTATGGTGGAAATCTCGAAAGAGAGGTATCCAATAGATGTCAAATGCGCAAATGTAGAAGAGGCCATGGCTTATGACAGGTCGCTATTTACCCATATATTTTGTATGAATTTTACTATTTATGAAATGGAGAACAAGCTACAACTGTTTAAGAACTGTTATTATTGGTTACAACATAATAGTTATTTAATACTTCATTTAGCAGAAAAAGACAATTTTAATGCAATTATACCTGGTGGAAAACCGGATGTTCTCGATTCTATAGAACAATTAGGAGATAAGAGAGTGACTACTACCATCATTGATTTTATAGATTATACATACAAGTCCGAATATGTGCCTTGTACGAATGGAAATACGAATGGAAATGGAAATACGAATGTGAATAATCGTTGTAATAATAGTAGTCAAGTGCTTCATAAAGAAACATTTACAGATAAATCGACACAGAATATAAGACAAAACGAACGTGTTTTAAACTTTGATACATATGACGACATTGTAAATATGGCGATTCGATCAGGATTTGTCGCAAAAGGGTATTTTACAATGGAAAAAGGACCCAGTCGCGACATTCATCAAAGAATTTATATTTTTGAGAGAACATTGTAAATATGTAAAATTGATTGACTTATTGAGTATATCTATATCAACATATAATATAATAGAATGACTTCAAAACTGCTTTTCAAGAACAACTGTAAGGTACTTCCAGTGATGATATCTAGCTGGAAAGACCGGTCAGATGGTATATCAGAATATAGTCAGACAGAAATTCCGCCGAATACGGAAATAGAAGTAAGGAGTTCTGTGGGCGAATGGGTAATTGGTTCTCTATTTCGAAATAAAGAGGCAATCGAATTATGGGAAAGTCATCACTTAGACTTTACATCAAGTCTTGCAAAATTTAGATCAAACCCATGTGTAATAGGTAATTACACATGGAATTTTAGCGGTAATCGGTTTCATTTGGAATACAAGGAAGGAGTAGTAACATGGTCATATATTGAGTAAAAAACAACGCCTAATCAAAATCCAATAAATTGTTTACTTGCTTTGTATTATCCTGCGCAGCAAGTTGTCGTGTCAAAAAATCAATCGTCATAATTTTGGTTTGAATATGTTTTTCCATTGTATGAATAATGAATTTTTGATTTTCTACTGTTTCTTTTAGCGTTTCATTTTCAACATAAAAATTGGCTCGATTCATATTGAGATTCGCTAACCACTTTTGATGAATTTTGGTTTTTGAATGCGAAGAAAATTTTGACGCGGTATCAAATATCTTGTCTTTTCGAGAACCGCATGGACATCTAATCCCTTTTTTTATGTATTGAAAAGACGGTATTTGATCAATATAATTTCCATGATCATCAATGCTTGGTTGATATATATCGGGTTCTACGACTAGTTCCATATTATAAAATAACTATATTTTATAATAATACAATATATTTATATGTGTTTACTAATGTATTTTGTCGTTATCACGATATTTTTGAAATATCATGATAAGTAAAATAAAATGTATTATCCTTATATTGACAGATATGAATTTTATGAGAACCTCCCGATATATTTGTTGATTACTGTAATTCTTGTTCTCATTTCGATTTTTGTATATATAAAATTGTCATTTCCTTTTTGGAATATACAACCAGTATATCATTCATACGATTTTTGGCGAGCATTATATAGTCGTCCTTTCATAATACACAATAAAGAGTATATGTGTCGATGTGCTTATAAAAATACGAATAAATATTACGATATGAAACAAGTAGAAATTGTTCCGTTTGTAGATGCAAATGATTCGCAAAAACAGGCATTTGTCAATCTATTACAATGTTATTTATTACCATCTGAAAATTCAGTATTTGTGTTTAACGCAGAGAACCTAGAGGCCTACTTTGGTGGACATATGTTCTCGAGTTTTTTGTCCTTTTATAAACGAAGCGATATAGGACTTACTGACATCCAAAACAATCATCCAATCGCATGTATAAGTAGTCGAAGCGGCGAATTATATATAAGAGATTATACCGATATAATAAGACATCCAATCTATTATATAGATTTTTTGTGTGTGAAAAGAGAAGAAGATTTCAAGAAAATATCGAGAACCTTGCTACAAACACACATATATAAACAACAATTAATAGATGATATTGAATCAAAAACACATGTAGGTTCTCAAAGTATCCTGATATCTCTCATTAGAAGAGAGAAAGAACTTTTGACAGGAATTGTTCCTTTACTAAGATTCCAAACACATTATTTTGAAATTCCAAAAATAAATAATAAAATGGTATTATCAGACCATGTTATATTGGTTCATATAAATCATTCAAATATAGATTTGTTTATAGATTTTTTGGAAGGTTCTCAATCAAGATTCGAATGTTATTTGAGAACCGATATAGCAAATTTGATAGGAATGATTAAATCGGGCATATTATATGTTTATTGTTTGAAACGAATGGATGACATATTGAGTGTGTATATATTTAGAGACACGCGTATGAGTTATGATGATTTAGGTGGCGTTTTACAATTAGTAGGAACAATTCATAATAGTAGTTCTCTACCTCTTTTTATAAATGGATTTTTGAATAGTATTTTTGAAATCTTACAAAAAATACCGGTATATAAGGTATTGATGGTGGATGAAATAGGAGATAACCAGTTGATAATGACATCTATAGGAGGTCGTGTTATTCACCGTCATTTGACCGCCTATTATTTATACAATATAGTTGTTCCTTATAGTCCATTGCGAAGCATCAGTTGTTTTATTTTATTTTGATAATATATAATAATGGAAGCAGTACCACAATATTTTTCAGGTAATTGGAATGATAATCAAACAAAATTTATAGCTGGTGCTGATTCTATACATGATTTCAAGGCAACAAGAATGGATCCTAATTATTTTCCTAATGTTTCTACAAAATTAGTAGCCGCATTAAATAAAATGTTTCCGACTCAACCAGCTGCTGGTGACTATAGTAGTTGGCTTTCAACTACCACTAATCGTGGCGTTACATCTGCATCAGATGTAGAAGACCAAACAGTTGATTATTATGAGGCTGAATACTATATACCATTGAAAACGGCAAGTAAAATAATGACGACATATAGAGATGTAATAGATAGAATAACCGCATATACGAATGGTACAACACAACAAGGATTAGCTGCAGAACCTGATATCAATAAAGCAATATATAGAACAAATTTAGAATTTGATGCAGGAGATATATTAGAAATAGATCTAGCTGATGGTGAAGATTGGGATTTAAATTATACAAAAATAGAAAAAATGTATATTGGTATTTTTTTACTGAACTTTTTTTTTATGCCAGCGGGTGATGGTGCAGCAGCCTTGAATTCTTTTACCGCTACATATATATCTTTTGACGCAGGTTCATCCATGCCAGATAAGATATTTGGTCCATTAGATCAAGTGATAAATTTAGTAACCCCATTGAATATTGCTGATTCTGCAACAACATTCAAACATCTAGGTGGACAGAGAAATTATTATTACTTTCCATATGATGTTAATCCAAATAAATGGGACTATGCTAGTAATATATTTACACAGGATGATGTTGGAATAAGTGTTTCAAAAAGAGCAGGAGTACAATATGAATCAAATAGTAGATTTGATTTCTCGCTAGATATTAATTATCCAGTAGGTACCGCGAGACAATCACAGCGAGCGTTTTTTGATAGTGATCATACTTCTGGACCAGGCGTTGATTATTTATCACAAATTATACATTTTGGTCATCCAGCCAATGTAACTATTCCAAATAAGACACTTGATATTTCAAATTTTTATCTTCCTCATATTTTTGGTGGTGCGCAAGAAGGTCTTAACAATGAAGCAATGTTATTATTTGATATAAAACGATCTGGAGATGCAGAGCAATGTAGGGCTACAAAAAACGCAAATGATAAAGCAGGAACAGTAACATTAGGTAGAAGTATATTATCTACAATTGATCGATTGTGTTCATTACAATCAAGAATGATGCAGTCAAATACAATATATCATTATAGCACAAAAATGATACTGTATAGATTTCAAACAAACTTAACTCCAGAGCAGTTGTTAGAAAAAGCAGTCGCTATGAAAGAGGCATATAAAGTTAAGTTACGTAGTGCTATTGATTGTTTAATAAATTTTATTGAAGTTAGCAGAAGTATTAAAACTGCTATAATAGAATTTCAAAGAAGATATCAATCATATCCTACAGCACAATTTATATTACCACGTTCTAATGATACAGTTACTATTTTAGTCACGCAATTAGCAAAGATACAGTTAATATCAACAGATCGGTCATTGATTTATGTTTTAGAAACAGAACATGCGGCTCCAGATCAAGCTGCTAAAGATGTAGCTGAACTTATGTTAGGCGTTGCTGATAATAACAATAATATAAATTATGTTAATGCAAGAATAGCAGAAATAAAATCGAAAGTTGATGAAATTACTACATTATTAAATGGAGATTTTTTTCAAAGATTAACCAGAATTTTTAAGAGATCAATTAATGCGTCAAATTATCAATCATGTATTGATACATTAAGAAAAGATGTTGTAACTGAAAAAGGGGGCGTTTACACGTTTAAAAAATGCGAGGTTTTACAATATAATTATGATATATTAAAATCATTATATTCTGGTTTTTTTTTAATATTAACTCTTGATGAAACAAAACGTAATTTTAGCTTATTGAATATACCGAATGCGTTAGAACAAAGTGGATTTTATCGCGATATTAAAGCGTTTATTTCTATGGTTGAATTTGATGTAGACGTTGATACTTTGGTTGTTGCGAATGTCAACTTAATTGATAATCATGCATATCGACCATATGGTGCTGTTGAAAAAACATGTATTTTATTGTTGTCAATTTTGAAATTTGTATTTCCACCGGATTACAAAGAAAAAAGTTATTCAGTCGGAAATACAAATTTCAAGGCATTTTGTCAGGAATGTGTACAAAAAATATTATCTTTTTATGCTCCTCATGCTCCTCTTGCGCTTTTTGGTGTTGGTGGTCAAAAACGATTAAAATCATCCAGGGTTAAAGTCGATGGTGAAGGCGATGGTGAAGGCGATGGTGATGGCGTTGTATACCAACAAGTTGTTAGAGAAATTAGTGAGGACAATAAAGAACTTACTATTCACGATTATGAATTATCTGCTTTTACAAGTTTTACAAGAGAAATAACAGATATTACTGAAGAGTTTTTCAAAAAAATCAAAACACTATACCATTTTCAAAATATTACTACTATACTATCACAATATGAAGACGCTGATATTTTTAAAGATTATCTACGGTCTAATCCGCCGGTGGTAGAGGGTATAGATATGGGTGATGCTACTACTGGTATTCATAATGCGGTGGATGATAATATTCATCATGCTGCTTATATGGATGAGGTAGTGGATAGTCATACTCGTCATCAAGGGGGTCCTGATACTAATCTTTCGGATATTGATAAAGCATTTGAAGATGTGTTAGAAAGAATAAAGATTGCTTTAATGAATTATGAGTTTATGTTAGATCCTATATATGATATAAGATCAGATCTATGTGTTCGAAGATATGGTTATATATGTTTGATCGTCGCATGTATAGACTATCCGTTTACAAAGGAACAATATGATGAAATTATAGTTCTACACAAGCAAAGACAACTAAGATCAGGAGTATTTCCTGATATAGTGAATACTGTATTAGATTCTGCTAATTTTACTGACAAAACTAGAGTTTGTGCAAGTGAAATAGATCCATCTGTTGCTATAGAAATGTTATTTTATTTTATTGTATCATTTAAGGAACCAAGAGAATCAGCAGCATCAGCACAAAGTGCATTTGCGTCAGCAAAACAAGCATGGGGAGAAAATTCATTACCACATTTTTTACAAACACCAACTAAGCAGCAAGATCCATGTCCTGATATTAGATCGTTTTTTTCAGAAGCAGATGAATTTCATTTATCCAAAAATAAAAATATTCTTATAGTATTGTTACTATTCTATATTATTAACAATTTATTTAATTTACGAAGCGCAGCTACATTTATTCACGATGAATCTCTGTATGATGGCAGAGTCGATTATCATGATGATGGCGATGATGATGATGATGATGATGATAATGACTATGGCAAAGTTGATGTTGATAACGATGGCAAAGTTGATGTTGATGTTGTTGTTGATGTTGATGTTGATGACAATGGCGAAGTTGATGGCGATGACGAAGTCGATTATGATGGCGAAGTTGATGATGGCGAAGTTGATGATGGCGATCATGATGAAGCACAATATGTGTATTCATTTGGTTATTATGATATGTTTTACATACCTGATAATTTTATGAATGACATTTTGAAACTATACGCAAGTTCTATTTCTAGTGAAGTAAATATAAAGCGCCATAAAGTTAGTAAAAGAAATCTTTCTACATATATTGATCTTGATAACTTACTTGTACGATTTTTAATAGCAATTAATTTTATGAAAAAAAATAAGAGTAAAGGTTTTCAAAGATTTGTAAATTCATGTACGAATATCAGCACAAAGTTATCAAGACAACTTTCAACTGGAAAAGTAATAAACGTAAGTGGAAAAAAAAGAGATGGAAAAAAAAGAGAATTTGGAGGTAAATCAAAGACGAAAAAGTATACAAAAAAATATAATAAAACAAGAAAACATTTCAAAAAACATACAAAATCAAAACATACGATAAAATATAAATCAAAAAATAAGAAAACAAAAAAACATATGAAAAAAACAAATAAAAAATTAAAAAATAATAAAACGAAATCAAATAAAAAACCAAAAAATAGGAGAACAAAAAAAAGGGTATTTACAAAATAATACAACCACCTTTTTATGAAATACAAAATAAAACAAAACCATATAACTAATCCATCATCTCTCCAGCCGTTATCAACCTGAACAGCTCCACTACATCGACCTCGACAATTTTTTCAAAAGAGCAGTATTCAGAGATATCTGTCTTGTTCATGTTAACAACCTCTAAATATTCTATCGCAAGTTCTCGACCAACTTCGGGCACGTTCTCCAATATATCTTTAAAGAACTCGAGCAGCATTTGGTATTTATTCACCTTTGGTCTAGGCGCAGGAATATCGACAACCCCAATAAACTTGTTTTTATTATTATTTTTATATAATTTTTCAAGAGCTTTCAATAGTATGACTAAAGTCCATGTCTGGCAAAATACATCACCCTTGTTCGTTTGAGCAGGGTTGCTCAAATGAACAAATTTACAGTCATAATCATATGACCTGAAAATCGGAAAAACGACGGTTTCGGTGACTGCAGCATCATAAATACCCACGCCGTTTTTTTTTGCCGCTGGATCAATCGCATATACCTTTTTTCTACTTTTATCAATAATATAACTCTGGTAGTGTGTTAAATGGTCATTTGCAGCAATTTGAATGTTGGCTGCAGTCATTACCATAATATCTGTTATCGCGCCGTCATGAATAATGTCTTCACAATATTCGGTGATTTCCAATGCCTTATCGATATATGGCCGTGTTTCGTATTGCTGGAATGCGTCGAATGTTCTCATATCTTCAATATTATTTATTTGTGGAAAATAATATTGAAGAATAATATTTCGTATATCTTCGTACCCCAATACGGTTTTCATTGCCTCTAGAGCCCATGAGATAGCGATTCTTCGACGGGTTTGACTTCTTGTTTTCATGATTGATTCTCGTGTGTTTTGTATTATAGTATTATTAAAAAAGTGAATCGATTTTACAGAATCAAAAGAAACCAAACCAAAACAAAACAAACCAAACCAAACCAAAACCAAAACAACTTAAATAAAAACCGTGTAAAATATCCAAAGGAGATATGACGACGATTATTTTAACTACCACAGTAACGGTCCAAGATAAGGTGTATTTATTTCAAACAGACGCGCAAGAACGTTCTCAAGTATATGTAAAAAAAATCAAACAATGGTTATATCAATCAAACTTCAATATAGTGGTTGTCGAGAATACAGGATATACATTTGAAGAATTAAATGAGGAAAAAGAGAAATTCAAAGACCGTTTTGAAGTGATATCGTATGTAGAGTCTGAGCTAGAATCCGCCAATTTTTTGAAAGGAAATCCATATAAGGGTGCAAGTGAAGTATTTGCCATTCAGTATGCCTATAATATATCGCCGCTCTGTCAAAGATCCAATTTTATAATAAAAATAACAGGCAGATTTTTCATACCCCATTTAGAAGAATATTTGAAATCATTTGAATTAGACGAATATGATGTGTTAACCCAGAACCGAACATGTCGTTGTGAAATGTTAGGTTGTCATGCTAGTCATTTCAGAATCGTTTTTAATACGAATTTGATTGATGGAAATGGACAATATAGCGGAAACGTCGAGGATATATATCAATATAGATGCAGTCTTTTTGAAAATAAAATTCATTGTCCCGAGTTTTCTATAGAAGGAACACAGCGAGGAGGTATAAATGAGGTGTTTTATACGATTTAGAGTTCATATTTACTTGTTGATTCATAATAATTGCCTGTTATATTACATTTATTGTTACTTAACCGACATAACTCCGCATACTCATATTTGATTTCACCTGTCAATATATTTTTCTCTCCAAACAATTTACATCTACCAAATTCTTCAGAGCCAGATAACCTTTTCTCGTGTAAAAAATGGATACATGTCTTACATATAGGATAATCCATATTTCTTATGTTAGACATCAATCGCATAGCCGCAGCATAAATAAAAAAGAGGTTCATATAAATAATACTGGCAAATATTTTTTATATTGTTATATTTCATTGTTTTTCCGTTGTTATATTTTATATTTTCCAATTGTTTAGGAATTCGTAAATTATTGGAAATATCTTTGTAAATATAGTCTATAATGGAAAATAATCTTAAACACACGTGTGAAAAGTGTAAATTCAGTACAAATTATAAAAATGTCATTGATAAACATATGTTAAGCAAGAAACATATTGAAAAGCAAGGTGTAGATACTGCAGAAAAGTATTCACATGTATGTAGTAAATGTAGCAAATCATATTCTACTTATAGTGGACTTTGGAAACATCAAAAAATATGCGTGGACAATGAATCAAAATCGAACCCTCAAGAAAATACTATACAAATGGTTATGGAATCTGATGAGACACAACCACCAATGTCAGAGTCAGAACAAACGCAAATACAAACGCAAACACAAATACAAACCCAAACCCAAACGCAAACACAAACGCAAACACAAATACAAACACAAGAGCAAATGGAAACAGATGAAGAGATTCAAACAAAAATTAAACTAAACATTATAAAAATATTATTAGAACATGTAAACCGTGATGAACTGAATAAGATCATCGATGAGATATATGATGAAAAATAAATAACCTATCGAGTATATTTACCCGATCGAGAAAAAGAATCCAAAACAAAAATGACAAAAACGCCTAAAAAGGTATACAAAATGAATTCTTCTGTGATATTTGCGGTTTTTTCATTCTCTTGGTTCTCCAATAAATGAATCATATAGTTTATCTTTTCCATGAGCTTGCTATCACCAGTTCCAGAGGCTGACCCTATACCCATTTTTGCGTAATATGGCTTATATTCGACATTTGCGGGGTCATATACTTGTTGATAATTACCTAAACCAATTACATTTGCGTTATTTACAATATATGGATTTACGGATTGTCCTGAAAAAGACGGTGCAGGCATTTGTAAAGGATTTTCTAAATTAGGTATTTTTTCATCGGGTTTTACCCAACCAGTTTGTAAATCTTTTTTTAGCTGAATATTTGGATTGGGTGGAGGATTGAAGTCTGCTAATTTAGCTCCGTCATTTTCAGCTGAGACAGATGACATTTTGTTGATAATGTCATTGACGCGACTATTATGGTCATTGCTTATATTTTCAACATCGGTCATACTATGGAGAACATATTCGTTTTTGTCTTGTGCGACACTATATTCTTGATATTCGCCATTACCGATAGGTTTCTTGATCGTTTTCCTCATCATAGACGGTTGCCTTTTTTTTGTAGAATTATCGTCATTTGTCCAAAGTGATGCAGTTGATACTAAAGACATGTGGATATTCTTCTAAAAAATACACAGATTTTATTTATCCTGTTTTACACTCTTGAATAAAATAAATTCAATACCTATAAATAATATGCACAATCTATATAGATATGTCAAAAAACAAAAAAAGGGATTTATCAAAACAAAACATTTTAAAATACATTGTCAACTTTGTACCTATCGTATTGTTATACATATTGGTTACATATACGCCGGAATTTGTGAAATTTAGTCATTCCATTTTAGGAAAAGCGTTTGCTGTTATATTGATATTATTTTATGTAAAAATGGATTTTGTATTAGGGTTATTTGTATGTGCTTTAGTCGTTTTTTATTATCAAACAGATTATGTAGAATCGTTCAATAATATGCTAAATGAAGGTTTCACTGAAAATGTAAAAGGCGAAGACAGTAGTGAAAGTAAAGAGAAAGACAATAGTGAAAGTAAAGATGAAGACAAAACAGACAAAACAGACAAAACAGACAAAAAAGACAAAACAGACAAAACAGACAAAACAGACAAAACAGAACAAGAAACTGATCCAACAAGCAAACCAACAACAAGCAAACCAACAACAAGTAAACCAACAAAAGAAAAAAAAGAATCAACTGAACCAGAACCAGTGACAGAAAACTTTCAATCACTCGAAGGCGCATATCCAGAAATGTCTATAGAGCAATGTAATAATCGTATTGAACCGTCAAACTCGAAAGACAAATTTAGAAAAACGCATTGCGAAAAAGGACATTTAATAAACAAAGGACAAAAAGTTAATCCAGAAATGTCGGAACACGTTTATCCAGTGAAAATAAATGATGAGTTTAAAAAATGTAACATATGTGATCCAACATGTGATTTTAAGATAATGGACAAAAGACTCAGTGACGAATTAGAATTAACTATTCCTAAAAGTTCAAATGATATGTTTGAAAAAGTATGGGAAAATTTGAGAACAACCATAGGATACAAGTAAACCATAGGATATAAATAAACCATAGGATATAAATAAACGACATTTTTGATTATTATATGATGCGTTTATCCATTTTCTTGTCTTTTTCTCAAAAATAATAAAAAATATCATCAATATATAAAATGGGAAAAAAAACAAAAAATAGTTTCATGATAACGGTTGAAAAGCTAGCTGACTATGTAAACAACCGAGTAAAGGCATTGAATCAAAGCAAAATGTTTGCAGGAGTCATGATTGTAATTATCAATATTGCTTCTAAATTTGTTACATTCAAAGTGAGTAAAACAGTGGAATCCTATTTGAAATTTACATTTAGTCGTCATATGTTAGTATTTGCAGCAACTTGGATGGGAACACGTGATATTTATGTAGCACTATTTATGACATTATTGTTTATGCTTATTGTAGATGTATTATTTAATGAACAGAGTATGTTTTGTTGTTTACCAGAATCATTTATTAATGAACAGGTATCCAAGTTAGAAGGAATGGAGAACCAAGTACCTACACCGGAAGAAATTGTAAAGGCAAGAATTGTTTTAGAAAAAGCCAAGGAAAATATGGTTGAAGATAAAGGATTACATGATTCAAACCAGATATCATTGGATATTTCGCCTACAAACTATTAGGTGTATAATACAAATTAGATTAGAAAAAATGACCCATTTGGTCATTTGTTCAAGTAAATAGCTAAGAATTATTTATATATATAATATAAAATGTCTATTGATATTCGACCAATAAAAATAATGTTTGATACAAATATACCTGAGAAACAATCCGTTCCATTTACAAAATCATTGTTATATAATCCAGAATTGAAAGATACTGGTGGAATGGATGAATATCCATATTTTACAATGGATGAAGTGTTTCCATCTGCATATTTAAATTCATTGTCTTACGAAAAACGTGTTAAATTTTTTTTTAATAAATCAGAAATGTTAAAGGCGTTCAAGATTTATAAGCCAGAAATATTTAAAAAAGCAACTACTGAACCTACGCCAGAAATATTAACTAAAGATGAACAGAAAGAAAAAGATGAAAAAGAAAAAGAGGAAAAAAAGGAAAAAGAGGAACTCATAAATGTAAAGGAAGAAATAGAAAAAAGGAAAAAAGAAATCAAAAAAGAAAATATAGATGAAAATACTGATTCCCAATTAATGGCGTTAAATCAACAAAAAGTTGAGTTACAAACAGTCATTGCCTCGCGAAAATCATCGAATCAGGCAAATAATGAGAACGAAGAAACGGAGAAAATAGAAAGGGCAAAAATCCAAACGAAAAATGGGGATGAAAATGTATTAATTATGTTGAGGTTATTATTTCCTACAAAATATCCTATTATAGGAAACGTGTTTTCATCATTTAATTCCGTCATTTTAAAAGTGTCTGATTTTTCACTGTCTTTTAGTGATTTTTTGCCGTCGTTTTTGAAAACCTCATTAACGGAAGGGGCTGCATTATATTCTTATGTAAAAATTGATGGAAAAGTATATACAGTAACTCAAGCAGTATGGTTGAATGATATATATAATCATAAAGAGTATGCAGACCTAATTGATAAGTTTATAAAATTGAAAATATGGAAAGACAAAGCAGCGAGAAAATTGAATAGTGAAATAAATGAAAAATTAAAAAAGTTCAAAACGAATTATGGTAATGGATTTGATATGTCTGATATAAACTATATTAATAATCAAAAGAAAGATACGTCTAAGGAAAAATTAGAATCATTAGCCCGCGGTGTTGCGTTAGATAAATTAACATTAGAATATAATACGTATAACGCAACAGTAGATGATTTTGTAAAATCCATCGAAGCTTTTCAAAAAAGTGTTAAGGATAATGACGCTGAAACGATTTCAGATAACGCAAAAAATATGGTAGAAACATATAAATTGGTAACAAAATATGGCAGCAATTTTTTTAAACCAAAGGATAAATTCAATAAAATTATTGATAATGTGAATCGAGATTTGGAAGATATTCGAATTAATGAATACATCAGAGATAAATATATGTTCAAACCGGGTGTTGATTTAGATTATGAAAAAGATGATCAAAAATATTCATCCAAACTTAAATCCAATTTCAAAGAGTATACCGAATTTGCTGAGAACATTAAAAAGTTCAAATCGCCTAATAAAGAATCGTCGAATTATCAACTTCAAAATACATTTAATGAATTTTTAGAGAGTAGAGAAAAATACAAGGGTTTATTTAATTTTTTAATGAATCCTTATAATATTAATATTAATCCATTTGATAGTGTTGATAAAAGACAAGCGGCAACGGGTAAAGATGACTTTAAAAAAGAAATGGCGAGTTATCATTTAAGAAAAAATACAGGTGTTACTATTTTACCTTCTGTAGGAGAAAACGCACCAGGATATGAAATATATGTTCAATTGAATGTTATCGCTGGCGAATTAACAGACAAAAATAAATCATTGGTTGACTGTTTATATCAAGGCGATTCAATGGGTAATAAATTGGAATATTTAGTAAATGAAACGCTGCGCAATCCATGGGATATTAACAGTAACCGTTTGTTTTTTGATATTACGCAAGGAGAAGCCGTAAAAGAAATAGAAAAAGATAACGCAAAAGAAAAAGACAACGCAAAAGAAAAAGACAACGCAAAAGACAAAGCAACACCAGAAGACAAAGACACAACAAAACCAGAAGACAAAACAAAACCAGAAGACAAAGACAAAACAAAACCAGAAAAGCAAGACAAAGACAAAGTTGAAGAGAAAAAAGGAGGTATTACATATAATATGAATACTCGCAAGTTGCGCGGAGATATTATAAAAACACGTAAAAGAAGATTATAAACATTTTTATTATTACAATAATAAAAATATTTCCAGCCCAGACTGGGAATTGAACCCAGGACCTTTAGCTACCAGTTATCTTATGCACAAAGAGGGGTTTGAACCCTCGCTCACAGTCGTGAAATGGATCTTAAGTCCACCGCCTTAGACCACTCGGCCATCTGTGCGAACAAATACAAGGCTAATGCTCTACCTCTAAGCTATCTGGGCACAGTATAGTTACGGTATTTTCTTTATATTGTTTTGATATAGTTATTATAATACTTTCATGAATTCATAAAATTGATTTGTTTTATTATATTTTTATTAGTATATAACCCTGACAATTATATAATGAGTTACGAATTCAATCCTGATTTTATCAATGAAGTTATTCACGGATATATCTATAAGGATCAACTATATGATGGCCATTTTCCGGAAGAATGGGCTACATCACATGTTGAAGGTACTGGTCCAGCCGATTGTTCAAACTGCAGGCGATTTGGATGTTTCGGTGGTTATTTCTTTGGATATTGTGCAAATTGCGCAGAGTATATATACAATAACACGCGAGGTGCTGGATTATATATTGATTATACCGAACTAGGTAGTCCAAGTATATTTGAGACATATATGAAGGGTGTTGAGTTGACTGATATTGGTGATATGGCGTTGAATTCAGATGAGTTCAATGACGACATTCCATCGATGTTAGAGCGACGTGATAAATTACAAGAACAAATAAATAACGGCTGGGTTCCTTGTAATAATACTCATGAAGATTTAGATTATGAATTATTAGGGGTTCGAGAACATTATGATAACAGAGAATATGATGATGAATATAAAAATGAAACAGGCGATGAAGAAAACGACGATGAAAACAAAGAAGACGACGATGACGAAAACAAAGAAGACGACGATGACGAAAACAATGAAGAAGACGATGAGGATTATGAAGACGACGATGAAGGCGACAACGATGAAAACGATGAGGATTATGAAGACGACGATGAAAACGATGAGGATTATGAAGACGAAGACGACGAAGACGATGAAGACGATGAGGATTATGAAGACGAAGACGACGAAGACGACGATGAAGACGATGATGAGGATTATGAAGACGAAGACGATGACGATGAAGATGACGATGAGGATTATGAAGACGACGACGAACAGAAAGAGAAAGTTCAAGACGAATATGTATATGATTATAGAAAGATCAATATGACCAATATACAAATGTATAAATTCACAATCATTATGATGATAATAATGATAACTATGGTAATGATACTCACAATAACGAATATTATAATGTTTATGTCAGCAATACTGAATATGAGAATATAAATGTAAGACCAAATACATAAAAATAAAATAAAATAAAATAAAAAATAATTTATAATATTATTTTTTATTGGGGTATTGAGTATATATTTTTGTATTTATGATGAGATCATATTTTTATTTTTTATTGAATACTGGTTTTCCGTTTTTGTATACGCCTACTTCAACACTAACATCACCATTTTCATCAACATCATATATGATGCTATCCTTTTCATTCATTACATAATATAATTTGCCCTTAATTGTTATTTCATAAACTTCGCCCGAATCATCTTCCTCTTCGACCTCTTCGACTTCTTCGACCTCTTCGACTTCTTCAACCTCTTCGACTTCTTCGACCTGTTCGACCTCTTCGACCTGTTCGACCTCTTCGACTTCTTCGACTTCTTCGACTTCTTCGACTTCTTCGACTTCTTCGACTTCTTCGACTTCTTCGACTTCTTCGACTTCTTCGACTTCTTCGACTTCTTCGACTTCTTCGACCTCTTCGACCTCTT